CCCGCAGCGACTGCGGTCACAGCATTAGCAGCAGGTACTGACCTATCAAACGATAGTGCAATGGCATCAGTAACAGCAGTAGACATCACTGCAGCAGAATACGGCAACATGTCAACAATCCAAGACATCGTTGTTGAAGCATCACCAAGTGATGTAGGTGCAGATGTAGGTCGTCAACTAGGCGGCGCATTAGCAGCAGCAATGGACACAAGTGTAACAGGTCTATTTGGATCATTCACAACTGATGTTGGACTTGCAGGTGACGAAGTAACTGTTGAAACACTAATGAAAGCGGCAGCAACACTACGCAACAACAGTGTCCCAATGCAAGGTCTTGTAGCAGTGCTACACCCATTCCAAGCATTCAACCTTAAGAAAGGCCTATTGAACGCAGGCGGAACATTTGGTGCATCACCAGACGCAGCGAACAACGCAGCCCGTGAATACTTCATCGGTCGTATTGCAGGTATCGATGTATACGAATCAGCAAGCCCAACAATCGATGCAGGTGATGACGCAGTTGGTGCAGTATTCCACCCAGCGGCAATTGGTATGGCTCTTAAGCGTGATATCCGCATTGCTCTACAGCGTGACGAATCACTTCGTGGTTTTGAAGTAGTTGCATCAGCAGCGTGGGGTGCAGGAATCATTGATAACGCAAAAGGCGTTAAAATCACAGGTGATGCGGCTCTTTAATTGATATAAAAGGATAATACTATGGCATTCGCAACAACAGCAGACTTGGTAGAATATGTTCCAGATATTGTAGAAAACGGTATCGAGAACTTTGATGACCAGTTGACTAAAGCACAAACGGACATCGAAAAGATGATCAAAGTGCGTTGGTTCGATCAGGAATATGCAAGCAATACAATCTACCGTTTGCACAGAGTTGGAGCGGAATGGGACGCAACAAAGTTAGATGAAACACAGTGGACCAAGTGTTGTGTTTACAGAGCACTTGCAAACTACATCTTTCCAATGTTGAGTAACTTCCGTCCAGAGGGCGATGCTTTCCGTGAGCAAATTACCTTCTATAGTGAAAAGTTTAATGAAGAATTAGACTTAGAATTCGGGTTTGGTATCAAGTACGATAGCAACAACGACGGCACATACGCTGAAGGGGAAACACACGAATTTGTACAGGATAGATTGGTAAGATAATGAGTAAACGAGAAGACATTGCAAATGATATTGTAAAAGCACTCAAAAACATTACCTCACCGAGATTAGGTTTGGTGACTAGAGAACCGATTGTTATCGAAGAAATTAGTCGCCAGGCTATCCCGGCAGTATATGTAGAAAGTGCAGACGAGGAGCGTGAACAGTTTACTGCTGGAACCGCACGCCTCGGTAGAATATCATATAACTTGGATATCCTAGTTAAGTCAGATATGCGTGATAGCGACCGTAATAAGTTGATTGAAGCAATTGAAGAAAAACTAGAAGAAGATGTAAGACGAGACAGCAAAGCATTAGATGGCGAAGTTGTTATTGTTGAAGTCATTGATCCAGGTGAAGCGGTGCCTTACGCAACTATGCGTATAGTATATCTTGTAACATATCGCTATGAAAGAGGAGCAACATAATGATTAAAATGATTAGCCCTAACGGAGATGTTTGTGATATTCCTGAAAACAAAGTTGAGAGAAATCTTAACAGAGGATTCAAACTTGCAGATACTCCAAAAACCATAGAACCTGAAGAGGTTCAAGAAGATTCTCACGAAGAGATCAATCATAATGAGGAAGAAGCATAATGGCTGAATACTTAGGTAAAGATGGATATGTAATGGTTGGATCTGATGTTGTAGGTGAAAGTAGAGGTTGGTCAGTAGAAGAAACTGCTGAAACAATCGATACTACTGTAGCAGGTGATACAACAAGAACATTTTCGACTACATATAATAACTGGACTGCAACTGTTGATGTTTTATACGATCCAGATGATACTGCACAAACTGCATTAGCAATTGGTTCAAGCGTAACAGTTAAATTTTACCCAGAGCCAGGTAGTTCATTTGGTGTACCTACAACAGGTGACACAGAACTATCAGGATCTGCAGTTGTAACTGGTAAAACAATTACTAGTTCATACGATGGCTTGATTGAAGCAAGTCTAAGTTTACAAGGTGATGGCGTATTAACATACGGCACTGCATCTTAATAAAATAAGATTGACGATGGCAAAATTTAGAAGTGCAAAAGCGGCAAGTGCCGACATAGAGG